AATTGATATTGTAACGCCCGCGGCGTCCGAACCCATCACATTGACGGAAGCAAAGAATTTTTTGCGCGTTGACCATAGCGATGACGACACTTTGATTTCGGCATTGATATCGGCATCCCGTGAAATGTGTGAACAATACACGCGACGCATTTTGGTGACCACAACAATCGATGAATACTTTGACCAATTCCCACGCAATCATTGGGATGGTCAATCGAACTTGTTGTATTTGTCACGTGGCCCAGTTACATCAATTACATCCGTTTCTTATGTAGATGAAATCGGATCAACGGCGACAATTGCGTCATCGTTGTACACGACCGATTTAATTTCAGAACCCGCACGCATTCAATCCATCGGTGGATGGACAACGGGCGCGGGTGTTATCAACCAATTGATTGTTCGCTATGTTGTGGGAACGGACGTTTCTGCGGTTCCAAAACCATTGATCCAAGGAATGATGTTGGTCATTTCCGAATTGTACGATCAACGTATGGATCGCGTTCGTCAATTGCCAACGGCATCCGAATATTTGTGGAATCCATATAGAATTTTTACGTTTTAATGATTGATCAAGCTGGACAATTAGATCGTAGAATCACGATTCAAACGTTTTCGGAAACAACCGATTCATTTGGTCAAGAGGTGAAATCATTCACCACATTGGCGGATGTATGGTCGCGCGTCATTGAAAAAGTAGGAAACGAAGGTGAAAACGGCGATATGATTTCAGCAACGAAACGTGTTGATTTTTTCATTCGTTATCGTTCCGACATCAACGAACAAATGCGGATTGTGTACAACAACGAAACATACAAAATTCACGCAATACAATCGGCGGATGCCCGCAAGGCATTTCAAATGATTCGTTGCGAATATACCGACGCCGCATGAATAACGTTCGATTGACAATGGTTGGCGACAAACGTGTGATGCGCGATTTGAAAAAATTGGATGAACGCGTTCGCAAAAAAGTTTTGAAAAAAGCGGCACGCAAGGGTTTGAAACCCGTTGTCGGCTTATACAAATCACAAATTGAAGATTCCGACGAAGTGTTCGCCGTGTATCGCGGTGGCAAAGTTTATGCGGAAATCGTTCCCGGTCAATTGAAACAATCGATTGCCGTGAAATTCCCAAAACAAGAACCCGGTGTTGACGGAATCGTTGCATCGGTTGGCCCGCGTAAAACGGGCGCATACCGTCACCCGGAAAAAGGTGGTTGGTTCGCGGGATTCATTTCATTCGGTTGGTTGCGATTTCGTGACGGATCGAAATACAATGGTCAAAACTTTAATTGGTCAGCGAATGCGATTCGGATCGGTGAACGTTTTGCAACGCCACGGATCAAATCAGCGTTCAGCGGTTATTTACGCGACGAAATCAAAAAACTTGGTTTCTCACAAAAAATGGGAACGCGATGATTGGCAAAGTAATCAAATATAAATTTGATAATACATCGGCATTGAACAATGTGTTCGGTGGTCGTATTTATCCCATCATTGGGGCGCAAGGTGGCGCGACGCCGTTTGCGGTTTATGATACGACATCGATCCGCGCAGAGGGTTCAAAAGATGCCGATTCACATATTGATATCGTAAACGTTTCAATCACAATGGTTGGGACGAATTACGGTACACTGCAAACGGCGGTCGACAACATACGTTCGACATTCGTTCGCATGGATGAAACAATTTTGGGCGTTAATGTTCAATCGTGTTCGTTTGACACCGTTTCCGAGGTGTTCAACGTTGATGAGGAAACATACGGCGTCGAAGTTGATTTGAATTTTCGAGTAGTTAAAAATTAAAAATAAAAAAGATGGCAGCAAGTACATCAGTAATGAATAGCACCGACGTTGTAATCATCGTCGCAAGTGAAATCGTCGGTAAAATGACATCGGCGTCGTTGTCCGTATCAATGGCAACGCGTGACACATCGACCAAAGAAAGTGCTGGTTGGATGGAAGTATTGGAAGGACAAAAATCGTGGACGTTATCCGGCGAGGGTTTGGTAGTGTATAACAACACCGGTAAAGCAACACCAGATGATATTTACACGTATTTAAGCAACCGCACCGCGGTGGCTATTGAATTCGGTTCAGAAACAACCGATGAAAAATACTACAGTGGTAGTGGATTTTTCACGGAATTCACCACGGATGCTGGGGTAGAAGATAACGCAACGTTTTCTTTTTCATTCCAAGGAACGGGTGTTTTAACACAAGGAACCCAATCATAAAATCAGTAGGGGGGTTTCGGCTCCCCTATTTTAACAACAACAAACAACAACAAAATGATAAATCAAATTTTAATCAACGGAACCGATCATCCCGTGAAATATGGATTCAACGCATTGCGTTTGTTTTCAAATCAAACGGGAATCGGATTGGGTGAATTATCACAATTGCAAGATTCAATGTCCATCGATCACGCCATCGCGTTGATTTGGGCGGGATTGAAAGACGGCGCACGCGTTGAAAAAATTGAATTCACAATGACGATGGATGATGTCGCCGATTTATTGGATGACGATCAAACCATCATTGAACAATGCGTTGCGTTGTTCGTGCAATCATTTGTGAAACCATCGGATGACGAAAAAAAGTAAATGCCCAACACGATCACCAATCGTTTGATTGGGATGATTTGGAATCAATCGGGTTGGGCGAATTAGGAATGACCGTTGGCGAATTATACGATATGACGCCGCGTCAATTTTACAATAAACGTGAAGGTTTCCGACGTATCGTTGAACACGAAATGCAAACGAAATGGGAAACATCACGATGGATGGCCGCGGTTGTTATCGCGCCACATACGAAAAAAACAATGAAACCGCGTGATTTGATCACGTTCCCGTGGGAAAACAAAAAACGCGTTCATCGGGCGGCAACATTTGATGAAGTAAAACAAGGCATAAACAAAGTGTTCGGCAATGGCAAAACCACAAATTGATTTAAAATTCGGCGCGGATCTAAAAGATTTCCGTCGGGGCATTTCCAACATCGATCGATCATTGTCAAAAATGTCGGGCGGATTTTCTGCATTGGGTGCAACCATTGGCGCATCGTTTGCCGTTGATGTAATCAAAGAATTCATTTCCGAATCCGTTGAATTGGGTGCAACAATGGAAGGTGTTCGCGGGGCGTTCGAACGTTTCGCAAGTCCCGACACAATGGATCGATTGCGCGATGCGGTTTCGGGAACGGTCGATGATTTGAAATTGATGCAAATGGCCGTTCGTGCCAAGAATTTCAAAATCCCGATGGATGTATTGGCCAAGGGTTTGCAATTCGCCACGAAACGCGCCGTTGAAACGGGTGAATCAGTGGATTATTTGGTCGAATCATTCGTGATTGGTTTGGGACGTGAATCGGTGAAAATCCTTGATAACCTTGGAATTTCAACATTAGAGATTGCGCGAAAAACCAAAGAATTGGGCGATATGACCACGGCGGTTGGTGCCATTATGGATGAAGAATTCGCCAAAGCCGGCGAACGCATTGTCACCACATCAATGAAAGTTGATCAACAACGCGCGTCGATAACCAATTTGAAAACGGCAATCGGTGAAAAATTGTTGCCAGTTTATTCCGCATTTTTGAACGGGACGTTGAATGGATTGGAAAACATCAATTTCATTTTAGACGATCAAGAAAAGGGGTACAAACGTCTTTTCGTTGCGGCACGATCATATTACAATGCAACGAAATTTGGATTGGATTTGGTCACCAACCCGTTGAAAGCATTCAAAAGTTTATTGGGCGAAACCAAAGAAGAAGTTGAAGAAACTGCAACGGAATTCGACAATGGTTTGCCAAATATCACCGCTTGGGCCGATAAATTTGCCGATATGCAAACGCAATCCGAAGAGGGTGCGAAAAAGCAAATGGAAGCCGTTGATCAATACAAGAAAAAACTTGATGAACTTGCGCCTAAATTGCAAAAGATAGCCTATGAAATCGATCGGGCATTCAACCCCGGTGAGGATACAAGCGGAAACCTTGCGCACAATTTGGGTTTCGCCGAGGTCAACATGGAATTGGAAGAATTGGAAGAAACAACCGAGGGTTTCGGTGATACATTCGACAATAGTTTCCGAAATATGATCGAAAAATTCCAACAATTCCGTGATGAATTCATGATGTTGGGTGACATTTTACGCGTTTCATTTGAAGCGGCATTCGCCCCATTGGAAGAAGGCGAAACACGATTGGGAAATTTCCGTGAAACATTCGTTCAACAATTGAAAATGATGGCCGCACAATTGTTGGCAACCGCAGCGGCGGCGGCAATACTTGCGGCAATTTTAACCGTTGCATTTGGTGGAACCAATATGGCGGGACAAGCGATGTTTGGAAAAGCGGGAATGGGATTCGGTGATTTGTTCAAAGGTTTTGGCGGCGGCGGCTTTGGATTCAACGGCGGCGGAATGGGTGGCGGATCAAACGGCATTGAAATATTTGGAAGATTAAGCGGTTCCGACATATTGTTATCGGGCGAACGTGCTGGAAGGAATAGAAATCGATTAAGCGGAATAGGCGGATAATATGGCAAACCCAAAATTGTACAGTGAATTCAGAAGTGATCACGGTAATTTTTATTTGATTGAAATATGGGATGAAAATTATACGGGCAATGATCCGGATCAATTCAATGTTTCGGGCAATGGTTTTGAATTGAATTATTCGGGACAAACCGACAATGTTTTTTCCCCAATCATTGGATCATCCGTATCGTTTGGAATGTACGTTCAAAATTCCGCGACCAATACGTTTTTGACCAATTTAAAACAACAACAAGAAAATCGGTACTACGTCAAAATTTGGAAAGGCGAATTTAATGGCGAAGATGCAAACACGTGGTACAACACCACGAAGGTTTCCGACGATGGATTGGTGATGTCGTTTTCACCCGACGAAGAACAAGTGGTGTATCTTGATTTTTATTGGGGCGGATATATCACGCAAGATGTGATTGAAATCGAAGATGTTTCGCAACCGTACATTTTGAACATACAAGCGACCGACGGAATCGCTAAATTAAAAAACACCACGGTCACCACATCATTTTTTCGACAATTCACAAACCAATTCATCAACGCATTGGATGCGGCAAACGTTTTGGGAATATACGGATCGGAACATTCGGTTTTGGCGGTCGTTTGTAATTGGTGGGCGTCGGAAATGACGTACAACGCCAACAACAACCCATTGGATGAAACGTGGGCGGATTTCCGTGTGTTTGATACCATTGATGAAAATGGTGTTTTAACGGGCCGCAATTGGTACGATGTATTGTCACAAATGTGTTATTTGTTCGGGTTGCGTTTTTATTATTCAAACGGACAATACCGATTGGAACAATTGTTTTTGCGTGATTCCGTATCAATGATTGAACATCGATATAAAAAGGACAAAACAAAAATTGATTCCGAATCCGTATCGTACGAAAAAACAATCAACCAAACATCCAACAAGGCGCGTTTGGGTGGTAATATTTTTAATTTTCTACCCGCCGTCAAAGATGTCACCGTTGTATTAAACAAAGAACCAAAGGCAATCATTGGCGTTCGGTCAACCGATACAACACAACCGGTGACGCAATTGGGTTTCGTGGCATCAACACCCGACAACCAAATCACCGTATCATTTAAACACGCCGCAAGTATTGACGTCAACACGCAAATTTCGCAAACGAACAAGTTTATGAAATTGCGTTTGAATATGGAAATTTATGATTTCAACAACAACGTCACGTACTATTTGAAACGCACATATACGGGAATGACGGCATCAACCACATCGTGGACGACAACGCAAGCGGGTTCCGGTTATGAAGTTTTATTGGGGCCAATGGATGAATACACCGTCGGTTTGAATTACGTCACGGGAAACACAACCATTGTCACACCAAAAACACCAGCGGATGGTGATGTGGAATATGATTGGGAATTCGTGGAATTCGTAAACACCGTGGGTGCAACATATACATTGAACGCTGCGAATTCATACGGTTGGGTGATGGAAACGTCAAATTTAATCACGACAAATGGTCAAGGGATAACGAACCAAACCAATCGCGTTCGTGCCGTATCACCAAACACGAACATCAAATCAAACATATCGTACGAATTGCCCGAAATGAATTTGTTGACGGGCAACGGTGAACGCGGATCATTGGTGTTGCAAACAACGGTTGGATCGATTAATATTCGCACGCCATACGGAAATTGGCGCGAGGGGAATGCGGGATCATATAAACAAATTCAAAAATTGGTCACGCAAGAATTTTTGAAATTGATGGATGAACCGATTGAAAAATATATGGGTGCCATATTCAGTTCGCATGATTTCCGTCAACGTTTATATTTTGATGGATCGTATTGGATTCAATTGGGCGGTCGATTTACGGCGAACACGGATGAATGGGATGGCGAATGGTTTGTGATCCGACGTGCGTCCATCACGCCAACGTTTGACGACATCAACACGGTTGTTGCGGTGACGGCGGTTGAAAACGCAAGTGGATTGACGGGCAACGTTTCATTCGAAGGGATTGACGCCGTCAACGCCGATTTGAATTCCGTGGATGTAACGACCAACGCGAACGTTGGTGGCGATGTGGATATCACGGGCAACACCGACGTCACGGGCGCATTGGATGTCACTGGCAATTCAACATTGTCGGCCACATCGGTTGGTGAGTTCACAACAACGGGGCGCGTGAATGTCACATTGAATGAAGTGACGGGCAACCCCGGCGGTTCGGAAACATTATCAGCGTCCAACAATTTCAACTTCATTGATTTCGCAAGTGGTGAAAATGGAACGTACACATTGAATTTGCCAGCATCCGAACCGGGATTGATTATGCGATTCAAAACGGATGACACCATCAGCAATTCAAAAGACATTTCATTGACACCGCAATCGGGTGAACGCATTGATGGTGAAGCATCGTACACAATGGATCGACC